TTCTGCGGCTGTTTACTTTAACAACGACAACAATACTACAGACAGCGATAGTGCTACTGTCCATACAATGGCGGATGATACGTTTGTAACATTAGCGGCTTATTATGATGGTGGAACAACTATTCAATTATTTGCAGATGAAGCTCCGGTAGCGACTATGACAGGTATTACAGTACCCGCAGCCGAACTAGCGGTAGGGTTTGGCTACATAAATGGAGCCGCTGGTGCAGAGACTACGGATGTCGATTACATTTTAGTAGTTAAGGAGAGATAATCCTCATGCAAACCAACTTAACTATGGTTGGAGACAAATGGGCCGTCGAGATAATCGGTGGCCCAGATGAGGAAACTCTGACTAAAACTTTTAGCGGACGCGAGCAAGCAACGAACCAAGTAAGACTTTGGGGAAACGGTCAGTCCGAAATGCCTATCTTAAAAAAGAAACGCGCTAAATCTGAAAAATCGGTCAAACCTAAGAAAGTTGAAGCCGTGAAAAAATAACTTTACTTTTTTGAAGAGGATATAAGATGTCTAAACCTATGGTCATCACTCTTAGCCCTACAGCCCTTGACGCAGATGGTTTATCTACTACTGAGACCTTGTTGGCGACTAGGTTAGATTACTTGATTAATGGTGCTTACTCTGTCGATTTCGATAGAAACGGTATCTGTGCTGCCCAAACTACTGGCGCATCTGCGGCGTTAACTCTTAATGGCGCGCAAGGAACCGATTTTAGCGCGCGTAAAGGCGCTCACATCCAAATATTTGCGGGTTCGGACAACACAGGCATTACGTTTGAGGTTGTCGGAACGAATGAATACAGCAAACGTGTTTCTGAAACAATAACTGGCCCTGACGCAGGACTAACGGTTTTAGGGGCTGTTAGATTTTGGACTATAACTAGTGTTACGTCTTCTGCCGCAGTAACTGATAACTGCGAAGTAGGTACGAACGGTTACGCTGTCTTCCCCACTCCACAGCATGTTAATTCTACCCACGCTGGAAATGACAGCGGTGAGACGATTATCTTTACTGGTGAAGACCGATATGGAGATTTGTTAACTGAGACCATTACGGGAGGATCAGGTGCGGCAGTAGCCACGCTAGGTAACTTTGCTAGGGTTGATCGTATAACAGCTTCTGGAGCAGGTGCAGACGCCGTGATTGCGGGTTCAGCCGCTTTATGTGAAAGCGGTTGGAAAGTGCTTAACTATCGTGGACCAGACTTCAATATAGGGATTGGTTGCACTTCCGGTGGGGCTACTTACGCAATACAACATACTTTCTCTAATGTTATGGCTAAGGGATTTGTTGAAAGTAGCGCGGATATACTTACTCACGCGACAATCACGGGCAAAACTGGCGCTTTTGAAGGATCATACTCTAGCCCTCGTGTTGCTACCCGCTTGGCGATCACAACAGCAGGAACTGGCCCTGTTACAGCCGCTATAATTCACGCGGGAGAAGGATAACTTTTGAAAACTTTTAACAAAATTACGGTAGCTACAGACTTGGCAGTTTAGGAATGTCTGATGCAGAAAAAACGTGATTATAAGAAAGAGTATCGCGAGTACCATGGTAAGGCGAGCCGGATTAAAGACCGGGCTAGTCGAAATTCTGCACGAAATACCGCAGTAAAAAAAGGCAGCGCCTACAAGGGAGACGGTAAGGAAGTTGATCACAAAGATAACAATCCACGTAACAACTCTTCCGGCAATACGCGGGTAATGTCCAAAGCGGCAAACCGGGCTAGACCAAGAAGGAAAATATAATGGCTAAAGCTTTACCAGTTACTGTAAAGAACCGGAAGACGGGGAAGGTTGATATTCGTAAGAACGTCGATATGATGGTGAACAACAGTCTCGCTGGGATTGAATTCGATGACCCTGAATTTACAGTTAAACACGATAAGGAAATACTTAGAGGCGGTGACCCTGAAATGTCTCGTGCCTTCCGCGCAGCGGCTAAGGCCCAAGTCATTAAGAAAAACCGTAGAGGGAAAGCGAGAAAGTAAATGGCTGCACCAACCACATCAGGCACGTTTGATTTTAAACTCGACATCCTCGATCTTTGTGAGGAAGCCTACGAGCGCGCGGGTACTGAGATGCGGACAGGCTATGACCTGCGGACCGCTCGCCGAAGCATAGAATTGATGATGTTGGAGTGGTCAAACCGTGGCCTTAATCTATGGACCATAACAGAAGCATCCGTAAGCTTGGTCAGTGGAACAGCTACCTATGCTTTAGATGACAGTTGCATTGACGTTTTAGAAGCCGTCATAAGAACAGGCACAGGAACTAACCAAGTTGATCAAAACTTGACACGTATATCCGTTTCGACCTTTGCCCAAACATCTAATAAGAATACCGAAAGTCGGCCCACATCGATTTATGTAGACCGCCAGAACCGAGTAACAGCTACTTTACACCCAACGCCTAGCGATAGCACACAAGTGTTGCGCTATTGGTTCATTCGACGGATTGAAGATTTAGGCGCAGCAAACACTAACAACAACGATATGCCGGAGCGTTTTCTTCCGGCGTTGATCTCAGGGCTGGCTTTCAATATCGCGTTGAAGCGCCCTGAACTTGAGTCTCGCATACCGACGCTCAAGGCGCTGTATGAAGAGGCTTATGAGTTGGCAGCTTCTGAAGATAGAACTAAAGCCTCCTTAGTATTCTCACCGCTACAAGACTTCATCGATGTGAATTTAACATGAGTGAACACTGGGCAGCAGGGAAACATGCGTTCGGCTTCTGCGACAGATGCGGTTTTCGCTATTCTTTGTCTGCTCTTAAATCGGAATTTCAAGATAAGAGGCCGACAGGTATGTATGTCTGCGGCACTTGTCTTGACCCAGACCATCCGCAGTTGCAGTTGGGACGGTTTAGGATTTTTGATCCGCAGAGTTTAAACAATCCAAGGCCAGACTTGAGCCAAATAGAAAGCACTTCTTTCTTTGGTTGGAACCCGGTTGGTGATAACATATCTCTGGGGCTGAATGTTAGCGTCGGAACTGTAACGATTACAACCTCATAGGAGACGATTATGAATATGAAGAACAAAAACGCACAACCACAAGCTAAGGCTAAAAAACGCGGCTACATGAAAGGCGGCATGGCTTCTGATAAGGGTTACATGAAAGGTGGCATGGCCCCTAAACCAATGGGCTACGCGCATGGCGGAATGGTTTCTGCTGGAAGCTCTCGCATTAAGCCAACGAACCAATCTTCTACAAAAGCCAGAGGCATGGGCGCGGCAACAAAAGGCGGAAACTTTAAGGTCTAATTATGAATTATGCGTCCTTACTAGCTAGTATACAGACTTATACTCAGAATACGGAAACGTCTTTTGTGTCTGAGATACCGAATTTCGTCAAACAGACGGAAGATCGTATTCAGCATTTGGTGCAATTGCCTATGTTTAGGAAATCGCAATCGGGGGCTATAACTGCGAACAATCGTTTTTTGTCTGCGCCATCTGATTTTGTTGCCATGTACTCAATAGCTGTTATAGACGCATCGGCTGATTATTTTTACTTGATTAATAAAGACGTAAACTTCATCCGCGAGGCTTTTCGAGCGAATGCAACGGCGGAGCAGCCTCGCTATTATGCGATGTTTAAGGAAAACACTTTTATCCTTGGCCCAACGCCGTCTGCGTCGTTGGATACGGAGATACATTATTTCTATAAACCAGAAAGTCTTGTTACTGCCGGAAATACGTGGCTAGGCGATGAGGCAGAAGCTGCAATGCTTTATGGTTCTTTGGTCGAAGCGTACATCTATATGAAGGGTGAGGCAGACTTACTTCAAATGTATGATACGAAATTTAAAGAGGCTTTGGTTAAGCTTAAAGAGCTAGGCGACGGCAAGAACAGGCAGGATGCTTATCGCTCTGGTCAAACTCGAATGGCGGTAACTTAATGATAGATTTAGCTTGCGGAACCGTAAAGGTTCACACAACAGAGAATAGAGGCCACAGCCCTGAAGAACTTGCAGAGATGGCTTTGGACAAGATTATCTTTGTAGGAGCCGATGCGCCCGATCCGATCAAGGCACAAGCTTTAGCTTATCGGGATCGACTGCGCGAGATATTGCTGTATTATATGCATAAGGCGGTACAAAGTGAT